GTTGGTTAAACTAATTCTTACTGAATACCAGTAACTACAAAGTTACGGAAGTAAGCATTGCTGTTGTCAGCAATAGAAGTGTAAGGATTTGAAACCATACCGTAGCGAGTTTTGAAACCGATACGAGGTTGGAAGTCATCAGCACCAATGGTTTTAACCATAGTTAAAGGAACGTATGGGCAGTAGAACAAACCTGCGTCATATGCATTAGTACCTTTATAACCAACAGTTACATAGTCAGAAGCAGCGTATGGATCAACGAATACTTTGATAGAACCGTTTAAAGTACCAGCAAACAATGAACCAGTGTCATCAACTTTCAATTTAGTAGACAATGCAGGAGCATAATCTAAAGAACCTGAAGCAGCAAGAGCAGAAGCTACGTTGCTAGAACAGATAATGAAAGAACCTTTACCACGGCGAGTCGCAACAGCGATTGCATTAGCTTCTAGTTCAACTTTCATACCCAAGTTTTTGTAACGCTCAACAGCCCAACGACCATCATTACCAGCAGCAGCAGCAGCAACTAAATCAATATCAGAAGCAGTATTAGCAGAAGAGTTTACAGTTTCTAATACTTCACGGTTGATTTCAGCTAAGATTTCAGTAGAAAGGATATTAGCTAGTTCGCCTTCAGCGTCTAGACCATGAACAGCTTTAAGATCTTGTGCTAGTTCCATTGTGTATTCTGCTTTTAATGCACGAGTTTCTGCAGTAACAGTAGTTTTGTCAATAGTGAAAGCCATTTCAGCAAAAGCAGTACCAGTTGGAGTACCCATTTCTTCAGCTACTGTAGTAGTATGTTTACCAGAGAAAGAAGTATCAGGTGCATCTAAACCTAGTGCTTCAGTGTCGCCAGCAGCAACTTTGTATTTTGCTTTCATAGCAAAGATAAGACCAGTAGGACCAGTCATAGGTTGAACACCAGCGATATCATATGCAATGATATTAGGCATTGCACGTCTAACAAGACTGATTAGGATAGGATCCCAATCTGCAACTCCGCCAGAAGTAGTAGAGTTGTTGTTAGCTTCTGACAAGAAAGCTGTTTGCCCTCTTTCTTCAGCTAGTGCTTTCTCTGTGTTTTCTAAGACTACAGCTGTAATTGCTTTACGAGCTTTGTCTTGAATTTCTGGAGTACCATCAGCATCAAGTACTGGGCTCCATTTTTCCATTAAGTTTTGTGAACCAAACATTTTGTTTATCTCCAATTATTAGAATTTTGTGTTATTGTTTATAGCAGCAACGTATGCAGCCATAGATGAGCTCATTGATTTATCAGCATCAGTTGCAACTAGAAGTTCTTCTTCTGGTTTAGCAGCCTTTACTTTAAAATATGATTCTTTGATAGTTTCGATTTTAGATGTAAAAGATTCTACACCATCAAATTCGACAGACTCTACTAAACCTTTAAGTTTCTCAATATCTAATTCAGTCATACCAACAGTAGCTGTTGCAATTGCATCAACTCTTTGGTGTTCCTTAATAGTTTTTGATAACTCAATACCTTTGTCAACAGATTCATTAAGTTGACCAGATAGTTTCTCAACTTGCTCAGCAAGTTCATCAACTAGGCTAACTTTTTCTTCTGGAACATCGATATGGTGTTCAGCGAATACGTCATATAAAGATGACATAAAAGATTCAGCGATTTCAGTTCTTAAACCAGATTCTACTTGCAATTTGTTTTCTTCAACCCATTGCTCAGCAACGTATGTTAGATACGAATCTACTTTATCAACCAAAGACTCTTTAACTTCAGCAGTAGCTTCTTCTAGTTTAGACTCATAAGACTCTTCTAGTTTAGCAACTTCTACTTTCAGTTTAGATGAAATAGCAGCTTCAAAGATTAGTGCAGCTTTGTCTTTAAATCCTTCAGCTAAAGATTCTTCACCTTCAACTAATGCATTTAAATCATCAGAAAAATCAACTGTTGATTGTTGCTCTGCTAACAGTGCATCAACCTCTTTGTTAAATTCTTCATATGAAATAACTTTACAACTACCTTCAGATCCTTCTTTTAAAGACTTACATGATTGTTGGGCATGGGCTTTAATAGTAATTTCCATAGTAGACCCTACTGGATGCTGTGTTTCCTTCATCCGCCTCATGTACTTCTCTTTCCAACATTTCTGATAAGGACTATCAGTATCTTCTTTTACTTCTTCATCTTCATCTTCGACTTCTGACTCATCGTCATCAACTTCGACTTCTGCTTCGTCTTCATCTTCATCGGCATCTTCTACCTTTTTAGACTTAGCTTCATCAAGAATTTCCTCATCTTTAACTTCAACGTCCTCCAACTTCATAGTCTCTAGTTGTTCTTCATTGATGTCGGCGATGCTATCTTGCATTTCTTCAGACATTAATATTACCTCTTTGTTAAAGTTTCGAGAGGAAATCTTGGAACATTTTACTCTGCATCTCTTCAAGATCCTTAGCCTTTGTTCTTCTTATTTCAGTCTCATATTTTTCAATTTGTTGAGCTTTAAGAATACCATTGTCCCATACCCAATCAACACCTTCCATAATCCCATTAACGAAGGCGTTATGTGCTGATGGATCTTGAACTATGTCAATTGTCGCTAGATGAAAATCATCTTTAACAACACTCATAGAATTCTTATTCTCAATACTTCCCATACCACGACTTGACACACCTAACTGCACACCACCTTCCATAAGACCTTTTACAATCTTACCCATTGGAGTGTTTAGTACGAGTGCTTTTCCAACAACATCATTTCCCTCAAATTTGAGATCAGTGATGCGATGTGAAACCTTATCTAAATTAATCGTTGGTCCATTAGGATGATTTAACTCACCTACTGCACGACCTTTAG